ACGTCCTGTATCTTCAAATCCACTATCAATAGAGTGTACTGGCATAAGTTCACCATCGTCTCTGTTAATATTGTAAACATAGGCCGTTGCGTCTGGATTACATTCTTGTAATCTCTCAATTATCTCTTTAACTATCATATCAATCTCCCTTAACATAATGCCAGATACACTAAGGCCACAAGCCATAGCATATCGTGCAACGTGATGTTGTTGTATAGTTTAGTCATGTGGCGTAGAAGTCTCGGACAGCTTGTGCGTCTCTTGCAGCTTTGCCTTTTGTTGGTTGCCATACTATTGAACATGTGGCCTTGACTTTACCCAATACACAACGTCCCAGTGAATAGCTATAATTGGGGCACGCCTTTTCTGTTTTAGATGTTCGACAGCCTTTTCTCATATCATATCCTCTCATTAGCCACCATTAGCTATGTATAGTATAACACATACAAGGCACAAGTGCAAGGATAATCTTTTATTTATTCTAAAATATACTTATCGGACACTGTGTACTGTTGGTCAGTGATAGTCTGGTCTGGTTATCGGATGTCCCCCGCCGCCACCCTTGTTATCGGACGACAGGGGTGTCTGGTCTCCCTTCTTACTCGACAGATCCACCCCATTTCCGGTGTTAGATAATCGCTTAACAATATGGTGGGCCAGAAAAAAATATTTTATTTTTATTCCCAGAAAGGCGATAATTAAGGCTAATCTGACTGTAATATAGAGAGGTAATGTTTTTTCTGTCCATAACCCCCATGTTGAAAGGAACAGAATATGATCGAACCACTAAGAGACAATGTGATAGTCGAACCCATAGTCAACCCGGACCTGATGCCAGGCAGGATTACCATTCCTGATCGTGCACAGAAAGATCCTAAATTTGGTGTGGTAGGTTCTGTTGGTCCTGATGTACAAGGCCTTAAACCAGGTGATACTGTGATATTACCGGCTTGGAACGATGATGAATTAGAAATTAATGGTAAGAAATACATCGTGCTCGCAGAGAAAGCTATAAGTGTGAGGATCTCTGAATGAACCGCCAGCAGATCGCAGCCATATACGACAGCTTCCCTGAGAACCAATGCAACATCCCCAGAGCAGAGTTCATTAAACGAGCGATGAATACTATGAACCCGGTCAGGTGCAAGAAGATTCTCAATATAATGGTAGAGAAGAAACATCAGGGCCGGGTACAGCAAGCGGTTATAGACAGTGCGATAACGAGATGAAAAAAGAACTACTCAAGTATATCAAACCAGGTGAGTTTACGTTTTGTAGTAGATGTGGTTCTATGTGCAGACGAGGGAGTGAAACTTTTATGTGTGTACGTTGTAGATGCTCTATATTTAGCAGGGAAAAAGTTACTGAATTAGAAAAACAAATAATACTTGCCGAACAATCACTTGAGCAGAGTATGAGTGATTTATGTAAGGCCCATAGGAAAGATCTGGCTGTGTTAAGGCAGGGAGTATGAAACTCAAACTGAATCAAATCATAGAAGTTGAGTGGGGTGACATCGTTACCCATTCTGTGTGGGTACCACAGGACGAAGCGAAAAATAAACCGATATGTAAATGCAAGTCAGTGGGATATTTTCTTAATCAGGATGATAAAATCATACGACTTAGTTGCACTATTCAACTTGATGATAAACCAGAACGAGATTTGACTGTGATCCCGAAAGGTTGTATCACGAAAATTAGGAGATTAGAATAATGCCAGTAAGTGAAGTATATTCATGTGACAACAGTGGAAACCGCACAGGACCGCATCCCGACATAAGTGATCCGGTTCTTGGTACCGGGCAGAGTGTTGTAGCGGGATCTAAGGATACTGATGCGACCATAACAGTAGAGGCCGGAAAATCGTATGCGATTACGTCGTTAATCGGCAGTCATATATTTGGTATCGCGACAACTGCTACAGCGACTAATATTGTTTGGGCTGTTGGTGCGGGGCGTACTATCGTGATCAGGATTCCGTTTGGTTATACGTCGCTGCATTACCAGACACCAGATGATAGTCGTAAGTTTATTTTGAGAGAACTTGCAGGATGAAAAGGTGGATTTTACGAATGGGGTTGATGTTGTGGCTGATGTGTTCTGCTGTGGCGTTGCTGCACGTACATTATACGCCGAACCTATCACGACTTTACCGACAGGCATCTCCTGCCGTTGTGTGGATCGGTGCTGAATATGATTTTGACATACCTGAAAATGATCCCTATAGTTACGGGGTTAAATGGCAAGGTACTGGATTTTTTGTTACTCCTGATCTCATAGCAACAGCCGGACATGTTACCAAGAATACTCAATCCTTCGAGGTGATGTTTAGTGATGGAACACGAGCCAAGGCTGACTTTGTGCATATGGAAAGTATGGAACGCTGTGATGTAGGGTTTATTAAGCTGCGAAGTGAACATCGCAAGCCGCGTCCTTATTTTAATTTGGGTACGAAAGTTAAAATAGGGGAAGAACTTATTATACTTGGTTATCCTTGGGGACTGAATAATGGGATTACTCTTACACAGGGCGTGGTGTCACTTTATGGCCGGGGTGAACCATTTTTCGGCACCAAATTGGTCCTACATACTGATACAGCATCATGGCCTGGTAATTCTGGAAGCCCTGTGGTTGATATGGATGGTGAATGTGTAGGAATATTGATCGGTGGTATGTATGGGTGTGATAATTTTAGCATCGTAACTCCCGCCAGATTGGTAGAGCTTGCTATGCAGAAGGCAATAGCTGAGATAGGACTAAGAGAAGCGAAATGAAAATTTTCATTGTGATTACTTTTATAATTGAAACAATATGTTTTATTGGTCTGTTGCTTTGTTTATAGAGAAACTTAAATGTCAAACGATACAGAAAATCACGGCAAAAAAGTAGTAGCCGGTAAACTGCTCTCGAAGTTCATTCGTGACATCGCCAGCGAAGAGTATGATGATCCGATCATTAAAGCCAAGGGCGAAGAGGCTGTGATGGTGACTAAGGCTGAAGCCATTGCAAGACATATATGGAATGTGGCTCTCGGTTATGTAGAGGAAGTTGATATATACAAGGATGGAGTTAAGACGGGTGTTAAATTAGAAACCCACAGACCAGATAAATGGGCGATTAGTATTATCTGGGACCGAATGGAAGGCAGGGTGGGTCAGGCAGATGTTAAGGCGGGTAGTGACAAGGCATCGCTGGCAGACCGGGTTTCAGCATTAGGTAAGAAGCATATGAATCAGATCGCTAAGGGAGTTTGATGGCCGCAGCAGTTGAAGAAAAGTTAAAACCAACACTTTCGGCACCGTTCCCTAACGTGCCAGAATTTTTTACGTGTTCTAAGACTGGTCTTATGATCCCGAAAAGGAAAGTGGCTAATATTAATTACCGGGCAGCGATTCTAAAGGATGCCGAATACGACAAAGGTTTCCAAGCCGATTTAATGGCGGCGTGTAAAGAATCCCTTCTGTTGTTTGTAAATCTGTTTGTTTGGACATATCATCAATTTGAGGTTAAGGGTGAAACTGGTGAACGATTTGAGTCCAAGGAAGCATACTGCCCTTTTATAACTTGGGAAATTCAAGATATTCTATTCGAGCGTTTAGAATGGCATCTGGCTAACGCGAAAGATATATTAATTAATAAGTCCCGTGACATGGGTGCATCTTGGATGTGTGCTATTTTTTTACATTGGCTCTGGTTATTTAGACCTAATTCTCAACTTCTTGAGTTGTCACGCACAGAACCATACGTGGATCAAGCTGGTAACAAAAAGGCGTTGTTCCAAAAACACGACATCATTAATGATTGGCTCCCCGATTGGATGAAGCCGCCGCAATGCAGTGTCGGACAAAAGTATCGTACTAAGATGCACTTATTCAATATCTTGAACGGTTCCTGCATCGATGGGGAGTCAACTACTGAACACGCAGCATCGGGTGATAGACGGCTTGTGGCTTTGTTGGATGAATTTGCCAAAGTTAAACATGGTCGGTTGATGCGTAGTGCAACAAGAGATGCGGCATTGATGCGTATTGTGAACTCAACCGTAAGTGGTCCTGGTACCGAGTATAGCAAGTGGAAGAATGACGGAACTATAATTGTATTCCCGTTACTCTGGTGGGAGCATCCAGATAAGGGCAAGGGCCGACATGTCACTCAAGATTCGGTGACAAACGCGTGGAAGATAAGATCACCGTGGTACGATGCGGAATCGGAAGTTAGATCTCCACAGGAGATGGCAAGGGAAATTGATGCCAATGATCTTGAAGCCGGTTCGACATTCTTCACTGTCACGAATATTGATAAACACATAGCGATATTTGGTAAACAACCTAAGACGCGTTGGGACATTGATTTGGCCAGGGGAGTACCGAGTGACAGTATTCCAATGATCCTAAAGAAAAAGGATCTGAAGAAGATAGTATGCAAGAGAGCGGTTAAGGGCAAACTCAAGATCTGGGTTAATCTTGTAAACGGTAGGCTGGACCAGAATCTCGATTACGTCATTGGTTTCGACTTGTCCAAAGGGCAGGGTGCTTCTAATTCAGTCGGATCTATTAAATGTCGGCAGACTGGTGAGAAGGTTGGTGAGTGGGCTGATGCTAACACACCACCTTTTGAAATGGCTCGTGTCGGTGTGGCCTTGGCTTTATGGGTTGGCGGCAGAAAGAAATTACCGTTCCTCAAATGGGAGATGAACGGTGATCCAGGTTTTGATTTTGGTAAGCGAATCGTTAAAGAGTTTCATTATCCGTATTATTACCGTGATGTTAAAGTTGGGAATATTAGGGATAAGAAAACTAAGAAATATGGCTGGCACAATAACGCGAAATCTAAAGGTGAATTACTTAATGCGTATGACCGTGCATTAGCTCATGGTGGCTATATCAACCATTCTATAAAAGCACTTGAGGAAGCCAAGACTTATATTTATAATGACGATGGATCGATTGGACCAGCGTGTTTGGTGGAAGAGAGTTCTTCCGCTAAGAAAACACACGGTGACAGAACAATGGCTGACGCACTCACGATTGAGGACAAATATTATAAGATGAGAAATCGTGCAGAGACATCAGAAGCTCGCAATGATATGAGAACTGCTGCGGGACGTAAAGTGGTGTTGAAGCAGAAGCGTGCCAAGCCGAAGGGGTGGCGATCTAAGTTTGATTTTAGAGGATAGAGATTATTATACTCAAATGGATTTCATTTAGTTTGTTCTTAATTGCTGGTATTGGTGCAATTATAGCAATTTATAGGGATAGATAATGCCAGAATACTTCACACCAAATAAATTTGCTCTCGCGGTTAAGCAGGGATTCGAGAGAAATAGGCGACACCGCCGGGCAAGGGCGATGTTCATTAAAGAATATGTTGGGAGATATTATGCCAGTGAATATGGATTGACTGGTGAAGAACCGATCAACTTGATATTCAATACTATCCGTGCGACAGTCCCGAATCTCGTAATGAAATCTGGTATTAATAAAGTAGCAACAGAAATTGTAGAATATGAACAATATGCTTATTTGCTCGGACTTGCGTTAGATAAGGGTGACAAACAAATAAAGATCAAAGATACATTAAGGGCTGCTATTGTTGATGCGTTCTTTATGATGGGCATAGCTAAAACTGGTTTAGCTGGCGGTGGCCAAATATTGAATTTCGGTGATATATTCATTGATGAAGGCCAAGTGTACACCGATCTTGTTGATTTCGATGATTTCACTGCCGATCCGTCATGTAAAGATTACCGTAAAGCAGCTTTTCTGGGTGACAGGAATCGAGTCCCGCGACAGATTTTATTGGACGATGATGAGTTCGATCATGACCTCGTGATGAGAATACCGAAGTCAGTTCACCCTAATGCTAAAGATAAAGTTGAATCTCTTAGTAAGAGAAACTTCAGTGATAGTGAGATGTATGCGCTTCAGGATTTTGTGGATGTTGTAGAAGTGTTTGTGCCGGGGGCTAACGCATTACTCACTATACCAGATCCACATCAAATAATTCTTCCTGAATATCTCGCTGCACGAGATTACTATGGCCCAAAGGAAGGACCATATTCTATACTTGCTTTAACACAACCTGTGCCCGGCAATCCATTTCCGGTAGCTCCGGTCGGGATTCATTATGATCTACATGTGATGGCCAATAAGATGATGGTTAAGCAAATGAATCAGGCTGATCGTGAAAAGAGTCTTGGTATTGTAGATCCGGCAGGTGCTGATGAGGCTGAGGATATAAGAACCACTGAAGACGGTGGAATGGTGATGGGTAATCCTGATACTGTTAAGGTGATTACTTTTGGTGGCAATAATGTAAAAAGCGAATCCATGCTTCAACAGTGTCAGATATGGCATAATTATATGTCGGGTAATCCAGATCAGATGTCTGGTTTGGTATCTAATGCAGAATCGGCAACACAAGCCAATATTTTGCAAACTAATGCGACTATCACTATCGAAGATGCACGCGGTATGATTTATGATTTTGCTGCGGATACTGCTGAGAAGAGGGCTTGGTATATACATACTGATCCGTTTATGGATATTATGCTTTCCAGAAGGAAACCAGGTGGTGAGAATGTTCAGTTGCATCTGACACCAGAACAAAGAGATGGTGATTTTCTTGATTATACGTTTACTTTGAAAGCAAGGTCAATGTCACGTCTTGATCCGGCTGTTAGAACTAAACGTATTGTAGAATTTGGTACTAATATTTTACAGAGTGTAATGAACTCTGCTATGATAGCAATGAATATGGGGTTGCCATTTAATGTCCAGACAGCTTTAACAGACATCGCAGAGGAACAAGGTATCCTTGAAGATGTCCGAGACTGGTTTGATGATCCACAGTTCATGCAACGTATTCAGTTACAGATGGCGATGAATCCTCAACCGGCAGGTAAGGCCACATCAGGACAGACTAAAGGTATTGCACAACAATCTAAAACACAGACTCCATTTCAGGAGAGAAAACAAACAGAACAGATAGGGGCCAATGAAAGTCAGTCGGCCAGAACATCTGAGCCAGGAGTATAGTTATGCCATGTATAACAGAAGATAGTTCAAAAAAGATCGGTGGTTATGATAAATGGGAAGTGAGAAATGCTGTAACTACTATGCGTGAAGCGGCAGAGATTGAAGCAAAGCCTAAATTTCTTGCGGTTGTTATTAAAGAGATGAATAGGGAAGCAGATAAACTTGAAGATAAAGCCGACCTTCTAGTTAAGGTTTCTGCTAAATTAGACAAAGCATTCGGGAAGGACAAAAAATAATGGCAGTTGGAATTAGAAGTAATTTCGATAAATATAAGAAACAGGGATTAACAGATACCAAGGCAATGCAACGAGCGATGAATGATCAGGTAGCAGGTATTGCTAAAATTCGTAAAGCAGATGCCGCCGCCAGGAAAAAGAAGAAAGGTTCTTGGGTTTCTCGACTTAAAAAAAATGTCCAATCTGCGTTAAAGAGTAGACATAGTCCTGCCGGAAAAAAATATCTTGCCAGAAAGAAAGGTTATTGATGCCGTTATATAAATTTGCTTGTGACTGTGGATACAGACAAGAAGTGACATGGCCGATGAACCGCTCTAAGGAACTTCTTGTGTGTGCGTGTGGTGAGGAAATGTATCGGGAGTATAATTTCCATAATAAGAATATGAGCTACAGTCGCCCTATACATTCTGATTCATTGGCGATTAGTCCGAGCCAACGGGTAGAACACGAGCAAAGATTTCCTGATATAAAACTTGATGCCGCTTGTCGTCCTATTTTCGATAATGTGCAGATGCACCAGAAATATTTGAATGATTGTAATTTGGTGAAGGACCGCCAGAAATTGAAAGTCAAGGGAGTGAGAATTGCCTAAAATTACTTACCCTTCGGGTTAATTCCCGAAGCAACTAATTGAAAGGACAGTAATATGAGAAAAGCAATGGAATATCAAGAACAGGCCACGGAAACCACTGAGGCCGAACATGCAGAACCTCTGAAGGACGCGAATGTAGCTGTTGAAGATGTTAAACTCGTCAACACCGTTCAAGAACGATTAGATAATCTGCGTGAGATTACAAAAGAAGAAACGACAGTTTCAGATGAAGGGGGTGATGATTCTACCTCTGAAGTTACGGATGATAGTGACGCACAGGAGAGCGATCAGACAGAATCTCAAACTGGATCAACTGAATCTACCTCGGAAGCGGAAGTTAAAACGGATGAAATCCCGGATTCGTATATGCGGGCTGCCATCCATCACGGACTGAGCAAAGAAAACGTTGATGATATGGTTAAGACTAACCCTGAATCAGCTATGAAGTTGCTTGAAAGTTGTTACTTGAGCGTTAACAACGCATCACGCGAATGGTCAGAATTAGGTCGTGCAAAGATCGAAGCAGAACGTGCAAAGACTACACAAGTTGTAACTGAAACGGTTGAACAGGGAGATCCAACTATAGCGGCCAAAGTCGCTGCGTTGAGAAAAGAATATCCAGATGATCCACTGATTGAAGTTATCATCACTGATCTGGAAAAGAAACCCAAACCTGTTCCACAACCTGCTCAGCAAGTTCAGCAGCAACATAGTTATGAAACTGCGACTGCACGGGCCAATGTAGCAGGTAATCTTGCTATTGATCAAAGGGTTAATGCTTTTTTCAGTGCTGATATTATGTCACCTTATGAGAAGTTTTATGGTAAACTTGAACTTGGTCAAATTCCAGAAGATCTTACTAATGGTCAGCAGCTTAACAGGTTGACTGTTCTTCAGGAAGGTGAATTTATAATGGCCGGGCACAATAGTAGGGGCCAAAAGATCGAAGTAGAACAAGCTCTTGAGAAAGCACACTTTATTGTCACTGAGCCTATTAGAAAGCAAGTGATACGTGATGGCATAAAGGCAACTGCGACAAAGCGTAAGAATAGTATGACGCTAAGACCGTCTGAGAGCAAACGCACAGGTGATAGTCTTAATACTGGATCATCTAAACCGAGAAACAGAAGTGAATTGGAACTTGCCGTTCAGCAAAAACTGGACGCAACGTTCCCGAAACATTAAAAGGAGTAAGAAATGGCTGGAACAAAGAATGCAGATTTGATTGATCTTATTGCAACTACTCTGCCGAATCTTCCTGAGCAATACTTTGAGGTAACGTGGACTAACAACGACTACGAAGCCTGTCGTATTTATCAGAGAGAGCGAATGGAGATTGATGGTGGAACTTCAATCAAACGTAAAGTTATGTTTAGTCCGACCGGGAATGCTCGTTATCGTAGACTTTTCGATACCGATGATCCTGCTGTGTCGGATGTGATGGTTGAAATTGATGTACCCTGGACTCAGATAGGTACACATTATTCTTGGGATATTCTTGAGATTAAGCGTAATGCTAATTCCGCAAGGGGATTCATTCGTTTACTCGAAACCAGACGGATCGATGGCCTGTGGAGTCTTGCAGATTTGATCGAAGAGCGTTTCTGGAAAACCCCGGATAGTTCAACCGATGATTTGAATCCATATGGTGTGCCGTACTACCTCAATATGTTAGATGTAGGTGGGACAACTGCTGGTTTCAATGGAAAAAATGTTGTTTTCGGAGATAGGAGTCTAAGTGTTACTTGTGCAGGTATTAGTACAACCACTGAGCCGAGATGGGCTAACTGGGCGGCTGTTTATACGAAGGTGGACAATGCTTTACTTGAGGCTTTTCGTTTAGCTTTTACGAGAACCAAATTCAAAGCTCCGTTGATTATCAACGATCCGTCACAGGCACGTAATGCTGCCAAGAGAGTTTATTGTAACAGTGATACTATCGTGAAGTTACAGGTATTAGCTGATGCAAGAGATGATTTCCATCGTGGTAAAGATGTACTTGGCAATATTCGTATCGATGATGGTGCTACAGTGTATCTGAATCGTTTGCCGGTTGTCTATATTACTCAGCTTGATGATGCACAAGTTGCACCCACAGGTGCCGCTTCTGCAACCATGGAAGTAGATCCGATCTATTGTGTGGACTTCGAGAAGTTCATCCCTTATGTTCAGGATGGTTACTGGATGGAAGAGGGTGAGCCGATGACTGATAGAACTCAGCATACGACTTTCACTATTTTCCTGGATGGTTCACATAATAACCTGTGCGTTAATCGCAGACAAGCGGGATTCGTTTTACATAAGCCTATTGTGGCTTAACCAACACCAATCATGTTGGTGTAACTGAAATATTAACCTGGTGGGGTATGATAGCTCCATTGATAACAGGAGAATAAAATGAGTAGAATACAAAATATGGGTGTGGGTGCCTATGATGTTGGTTGCCGCACTAAACGAGTT